GTCGTCTATGTCTCCTGGTATTGTTCGTTGCGTTCTTTCAACGAAAACTGCTACTGTAGTCGTAACCACAGAGTGTTTGCAGAGCTGGCATAAGGGAGGTTGCTAAGCTCCAGCCCGTGGTAGGGCCTGCTGCTTCTGTTGCGAGTTTCCTAGAACATCTCCCACTTTTCCAACCCGTCCTCAATGAGGGCAAGTTGGTCAAGCAGTTGATGTTTCAGGCACCCAGCGCGCAACATACCGGGGAGGCGTACAATAAAATCATTATACATCTCCCGTGGTATGGAATAGCCCTTCAAGAACCATTTGATAGTTCTCTCATCGTAAAGGGGGTTTTCCACACATTGCCACACGCTGTGTTTCGTTTCTGCCGATGCCCGTTCCTCGTTCGAACTCATTGCGTTAACAATGTGTGAGAGGATGGGCACAATGCGGGACGGTCCTCTGAGCGCTCGAAGTTTCTCTTCGAGACGCCCCTCTGGTGAACTGGTGCTAGACGACCAGCTCAATTTCTTGAGCTGGCGAAAACACCGAGGACCAAAAATAGGTCCGCTCTCGTGGTAGTACAAAGCACAGCCACAAAATTCACCAGACATGGACTCATCCGGGAGCTCGACACGATTGCCCGTAAGAGTGCTTCCATATGTGGTCATGGTACTAATCATCTCAGACATCAGATCTCGAGAATCGTAAGTGAGAACACAAACATCGTTCCCATTGCCAAAGATCATGCAGCTCAAACTATACATTCGAGCGAACGTGATAAATTGCAACAGCGTACACACGGTGTTTGCAAGTGACGTGATGGAGTCGCCAGATAACATCTGGTCCTCCATCACCTCGCTTCTCTCCTCTCCCAATTCGTCGACCCAATGAAGCTTCACTTTTTCAGGGCGACCCTCCAAAGCTCTCAACCAGGAACGGAAGTGAGCGGGAGAATCGCTAGAAGACAAGGTAAGTCCAGCATCGATGAGTAAGCCCGCCTCAGCCAACTTAACTCGTACATTTGATCGATCACAATGTTTGAAATCGGTAAAGTACGCGACACTGGGGTTCGAGAAGTGGCCTCCATAAGAGGATTTCAACTTCTTTGTCATGTCCAGTGAGTTCAGTCCACCAGCGTACACAGCGACGATGGGTTGTTTCTTGGAACCAAAATTTATGGAACCGTCGAAACCATGCATCATCAGCTTCGAGCTGGCGACCGCGAGTGGACCACTATTCAATAGTGGGGCACCCGGCAAGAGGGCGATTGAGCGAGGTTTCGCAGACGGTTTAGGGTCTACACACTCATCGCTCTTAACCATGACTGTTATATGAAGGAACTGACTCTTCGCTAGAAGGTCAGCACACGCCATACGGACAGCGTGAGGATCTGCAATATCGACATTGTGTCGTTTGCCAACATTGAGGTAGAAATTCTGTCGCGCAGGTGGGAAGCGTTTAAGCCATTCCACGTTGCTCAGCACATTCAATTGCTTGCCGTCCATATGACCACTTTTAGTCCATACCTTAACAATATGTTCTCTGGTAGCGGTCAGCTCAAAGAGAGCTGAAACGGGCGGAACGTCCACAAGGAG